TACAACACTCGCACTTGTGTTCGTGATGAAAATACTATCAACATCAGCCCTGAAAGTGTTAGGTACTGTGTAGATGTCTTGGTTGCTGGTGGTTAGTGTAGCACCTAGTGTTCTGTTCTTTGTTGTCATAGTTATTGTGTTGTAAGATCGTAGAAGGAGATGGCACCCCAAGCATCACCACTTGGTGTAGCATCCAATGTACGGATGGCAAGAGTGTAGATGTCGCTGACACCAGCCAATGATCCACCAAGTTGCAAGTCCCAATTGTAACCAGCATCAACTCGTACTGCACTTTTATTCTGAGAGGTGGCAGATACATATTCGTGATCTACAACCACCCCTCCAGTAAGCGCCGTAGCTGTCTGGTCAAACTCTACATTTGAGGAAACAGTTGCTGCCCAAGACGCACCTGTCAGCGTTGCATTCTTTAGAACAACAACTTCATAGTTTTGAGTGACGGTAGGGAATGCCTGAGCCTTAGTTAAAAGCACAACTGCACCAAGTCTTCCAGATGCTAATCGAATGGAAATCAATGGAATAAATGTAGAACTAAAACCTGTTCGCTTAGTTGTCCGAGCAGCGGTGTAATTGGCAGACTGAGCGTTATAGCCACCCTCTGACATTACGGAAGAACAAACTTGCTTTAGTGTTGCAGCAATAGCAGAAGTGGAAACAATCTCATAACGCATAGGCAAGATTGCCGTTGTCATGTATGTAGAAGTAATCTCATTTGCATTTGTAAATGTGTGGCATACAACGTATGTACCGTTGATGATGAAGCCACAACGAACAGAACCAACACCAAGCCATTCAAAATCCATCCACAAGATTTGCGACTTGGTCGCGTCTAGTGTAATACCAGATGGACCAGTGCCATCAAGCTTATCACCATTCCATGCAGACTGACTAATATTTCGTGCATCACTAACAGAACCAGATACATATGATCGCAATGTAAAGCTGTTGGTTGTGCCAGTGCGCTGGAAGAACACACCATTCTGTGTATTGAAATAACCAACACGCTGTGTCAAATTTGCACTGGTGCTTGCGTCCATACAGAAGGTAGCCAACACAAGCAACCCTTTACCGGGTTGATACGGAAAGCTACGAAAGGTTTGACGGGTGACAGAGCCAACACCACTAGCTGTTACAGACAAGTTGATAGCAGACTCATTAACTTGGTATGCTGTAACTCCTGTACCTGTTAAAGCGGTGTCGTACTGTGCATCACCAGCATAACGATTCTGACTATCAAACAATGTATATGGCTGACTAACACGAATTCTACCAAAGGCATCTGTGTTAGTACCACCAATGCTGACAGCGTTTCCACTGCCAGCAATGCGTACAAGTTCTGGATAACTGGTAATTGTCATTTCTTCTTAGGTTTAACTTTAGCTTCTGACAAGCTGATGGCAATGGCCTGCTTAGGATTCTTCACCACAGGACCACCTTTGCCACTATGCAGAGTGCCTTCTTTGAATTCACCCATCACTTTAGCCACTTTAGCTGTTTGCTTCTTTGTCATACCGCCTTCAGCCATCTTCACAGGCTTAGCAGTCTTTGCAGACTCTTTGAAGGCAGCAGCAGTGGGAGCACCCTTGGTGCCGGGCTTACGCATCTTCTCGCCAGAGCCTTCAGCAATGCGCTCACGCTTTGCAGCAATGTTGCTGTACAGACCCGGCTTCATTTCTTCTTAGCCTTCATTGGCTTACCAACGCCAATCATGATGGCGACAACAGGCTTACCGCCCTTGCCTTCTTTAGCCATACACTTACCAGCAGCCTTGCATTTAGCAGGAGTGGGACAGCCTTCGCAGGGTTTGAATGGTTTCTTTGTAGCCATGTTATTTCTTCGCTTTCTGTGCAGGTGGTACTGACGCACCACAGTTTGCTTTGACCATGCCGCCTTTGGCAAGGTTCAATTGCTTCTTAGCCTTGTCAACTTCTTCAGCACTAACCTTCTCACCAAGCTTTAGTTGCTTCTTAGCCGCTTCAACTTTGCTGTCGGCTTTGTCTTCGCGGCGAGTAAGGCCTCGCTCTTTGTTGAGGAAGTCACGCAGGCTAAGACCAGACTCTTCCAACTCTTTCTTGCTGACAACACGTGCTTTCTGTGCAGGAAGACGCTTAGTGGCATCGTCCTCCGCAGCAACAGCACGTGGCTCCGTCTTAGAAGCAACAAAGGCTAGAGCACGTTTGCGTGTGTCGTCGTCGATGTTCTTGTTAGCCATGTTACTTTTTCGCTTTCTTCTTAGCAACACCACCCTTAGCCATCATAGGCTTATCAGCCATACCACCATACATCATCTTCTTCGGAGCCTTGGCGACAACAGCACCACCCTTAGCCAGCTTCACGCCAGCCTTCATAGCGCCCTTCTCTTCCAGCTTCACAGCTTGGTCGAGATAGGTGTTGCGAACGTCCTGTGGCAGGCTCTTGTCCTTTGCCATCTCACGCAATTTAGCAACCTTCTCTGCATCTGTCTTTGGAGCCGTAGCCATAATATGTTTCCTTTAATAAAAAATAGAGGCCACGCCTCAACGTCAGAGTTATAGCACTTATTGCTACAACTCACCATTTCTCTTTGTTGGCCCAAAAAGCAGCCGACATCTTACCCTTAGCAATGTTAGCAGCATGACGAGCTTTAAAGGCTTCGTTGCGCTTACTACCATCGGGACTGCCAGTGACACCCTTCTGTCCAAACCGAATGAGCTTCACCTTGTCACCCTCTTTAGCCAACACAGCATGACTCTTTGTTGGATGATCGGGTGTTGCCTTTGGTTTATTATAGCCGCTAAACTCTTCACTGCCTCTTTTGATTGCCATATCAATATCGCCCTTTACCTTTTCGGTCACGCCAACCTTCTTCACGCATCGCATTTTCTACAACATCTAAAGGGAAATAGTAGCCAGTGTGCTTCTCTAAAGAGGCTCTGACGTAATAGACATCGCTGTGTGGGATGTGTAGGTTGTCTAGTTGGTTACGATGCAACGCTTTAAACACACTTGATGCAACAGAATATGGGGGACTATCTAGCATCCCTTTAGCTTCTACCGCTTCTCTATTTAACAAAATATTCATATGCTTCTATATAGTCTTCATAGCTGCCTATCTATAGATGTGTAGGCTAGTGATGATGGAGTATATCGCTAAACAACAACAAAGTAAACAACAACAACAAACAAAACAGAAAGAATAAACAAACAACCAATAGTTGTCATCTTCATAGTCGATATTGTGTTAGCGGCTTTATAGTCTTCATAGTCTGTGTTTAGGGTTTGATGATGGTCTATAATCGTTTGTCCACATAGAGCAACATCATTTATGTACCCTATGTCATCTATGCTCACTGCATCACTACATAGTCTACATAGCCCCAAGCCCCAATACCCCTATGTTATATCGACACGTAAAATGTTGTCAAGCGATATATTTGCATATGTTGTTTTGTTGCAACATAGTGTAAGTGTATAGTAGTAGTCTATGTATTCATGGTCGATTTTCTGTAGCAGCATAGGCTGTGTTGTCTGAAACGCTTTGTTGGTCCTGTAGGGGGTCGTTGTAGAGACAAGGTAGGGTGGTAGCGACCCTGTGCCGTTAAGCGATTGTGTAGGCTGTGTAGCACTTGTGTGGGCTACATTATGCACGGACGGAGCTTTTTAGGCGGTGGTGGTTAACAGATTGAAAAAGACTCTTCCGTGGTCTTCGCGGTATACAAATAGCGCCCCACCCCCTACTGGCCCACGCACGGGCCGCACAGGGCTGCGCTGCGCTGGCGCGAATGCATAGGTATACATAGCCGCGCTGGTGGATAATGCATGGCGTATACATTACACCATGTATGCATATTCTTCAATGAATTCAAAGACTTACATGCATGTGAGAAACTGATTCAAAAACAGTTGCCGATTCAATTGGGGACAGATTAGTGCCTGTTTTTTAAGCATACCGGGGACTATCGAAGGGCGGTATACGATAGAGAAAAGCTATCGTCCCATCGACCTTACCCGCTGCATAATGCCTGCACACATGAGAAAGACCCTTCACCGATTGTGGTCTAATAACCCTTGGCTTGACAAGGCCATTCAAAGGTCGGCATAATTGAGGCCGAACAGCGATTTTGCTGCTCTCACTTACCGAAGGTAAACATCATGATTTCATTGCCTCTTCAAATCTGTGCCGATGGCTTCGACGGTGACGTAGTCACTGAGTACGGTGTATACGACAGCGAAGACAACTTCGTTGCATCGTTTGATACACTGGCTGAAGCCGAACAATTCGTCAACGCTTAATACCGAAGGTAAACATCATGCAAAACATTACACTCAAAAACGTCAAACCCGGTGACTACGTCAAACGGAAAGCGGATGCTAAAAGCATCTATATCAAAGGTGCATACGACAGAACGACGAAGTCGTTTGAGTTGGTCGATGTCGAAGACATAAACCGCTGTGTTTACGTCAAGGCAAACAAAATCGTCGTCATCGGCTTCACTTACTGAAAGTAAACATCATGTTATTGCTCACATCCATTGCATCACTCGCTATTGCTTCATACATCATGCAAGACGAAATCATTGTGGCACTGAAGAAAACCTTCGGTTTTTGTGTCATCGGTCAAGGTTTTGCAAAACGTCATTACACTTTCACCTACAGCGAAGCGGCACAATGGGCAGCATGTTATGATGTTGCAACCATATACAGCCGTGGCAACTTCGTTGCGATGAAAGCTGTCAAATAACCCCATGCTTGACAAGGTTTTTCCGAAGTCGATATAATTGAGGCCATGCAGCAATTTCGCTGTGTCACTTACCAAAGGTAAACAAAATGTTCAAGTCAAAATCTCTCCTGTCAATCAATGCTGATGCAAAAACATCCAAGGGTGAAACCTTCGGTTTTTTGACTGGCATTATGTATCTGGCACCATACAAATCCACGAAGTGGAACACTTGCAGCATGGCACAAATCGCTGAGTGCGGCACAGCATGCTTGTTCAGTGCAGGACGTGGTGCCATGTCAACAGTGGCACAGGGCAGGGTCAACAAAACCGTATGGTTTTTCACTGAGCGAAACAGCTTCATGCAGCAATTGGCTGTCAACGTTCGACAGCTTGTCAAAAAAGCAACAAAGCAAAGCTTGATTCCACTCGTTCGTTTGAATGGTACGTCAGACATTCGTTGGGAAACCGTAGGTTTTACCGACACCGATGGCACAGAATATGTAAACATATTTGCTGCATTTCCTGACGTTCAATTCTACGACTACACTAAAGACGTGAATCGTAAGGGTTTACCCTTCAACTATGATCTGACATTTTCCTACAGTGGTGTCATCGGCTTTCAGCCCTTCGTCAACAAAGCCGTTGAAAACGGTATGCGAATCGCTGTCGTTTTCCGTACAGTGGCATCGATTCCTGCATCATTCAAGGGTATGCCTGTCATCGGTGGTGACAACAGCGACATTCGCCACACCGAAGACAAGGGCGTTGTCGTGGCACTGTATGCCAAGGGCAAAGCAAAGCTTGACATGACAGGCTTCGTTGTCGATGCACCCAAGTCGGTGTTCATGTTGCAAGCTGCATGAGACAATGCTTCCCCTTCGGGGGAGGCTTTGCAAAGTCCTTACACTTGACAAGGGTTTTGCAAAGTCCTTATAATTGAGGCCAACGGTGCATCGCCACCAACAAATGTTCTTTAAAAAACCAGCGTGGTGTCAGTATGGCATGTGACAGATGCCTGAAATAGGCCAGCGTGATTCAAGGCACGTAACATCCTTGTCTGACCATAGCACATGGTTGTGAAAATGTGCATAGAAATTACATCATGGCATCGGGGTCGGTGCTATATGATGTGGCTTTCATAAGCTTTGTGGCACTGGGTCACAGGGTTTATATCAAGCCTTCCTAAAGGAAACAAAATGGAACAATTCAGTAACGTCATGCA